GCCCCCTCAAGGCTTGTCAGGCCAAATCCAGGTCTTTCAGGACCCCCTACTTAACTGTAGGCAACCCAAGCTCTACGGAAACCCGTCACCCCATCCCTGGGGACGACGCCGGCCAAATGGGACTTGATATGCCCCACTTTGATCCGGATGCCGAATTTAAAATTCTGCACGCCGTATAAAGCAGTAGCTAGAACAGTACCCGCTGGGAAGCGGGACCACCCGTAAACCTTGTACGTGTAGGGTAACCACGCACGTATGTAACGGATGGAGTCTTCACGGTAAGTCTGCCAACGATCCGATGTATCATGTAGTACGATATCACCAAGATCGGAGGGACCTCTACAGCCACGCACATCTCGCGGGATTTTCTCCACGCAGAGGTGCCAGGCTTTCAGGATCCACGGCTCGAAGCAACCTTCATCGCTCCAAACACGACGCAGACCATTTGCCAGCGAAATCCAGTCTTGTGGACTAGATGGCTCATCCTTTTGATAATGTGGCCTCACGGCCACACCGTCAAAATAGTCCCCCCCGCAAGATTCTCGGAAGGGACCGCGGACGAACGTCTTCGTTGGGTTCGGTTCGAACCCGAAGAAACGCAAGGCAAGCAATACTTCCGCAGCTTTATCAGCTGGGACGATGATATCATCGCCGTAGACGGAAACTCTTCCCCAGTTGCTCCTGCCGCAAACAGCCCGGCAGATAGCCAAAAAGGTAATAGTTTCCATTTCGAAAGTATAGCCGTTCCCCATACCTGAAAATTTCTCCAGGTACACCCGTGATTCATGGTCGTTTTTCTCACCCTCATATTTGAAGGTAAGGACCGTGACCGGGACTCGGAGTGAGTTCAGTAATTCGAACCACCCGCGGGGGAAGAGGAGTTCAACTAACCTCTTCGCTTCTGTATCAGATGCGTTACGCAGATCTATGGTTGCATCCGCGTCCGACAAGGACGCTTCACGGGCTTTCCGCCTATGAATTGTTTGCAACATATCAAGGTCGATGCCTCGACGCGCTAACCGCCGGCGTAATTCACGTCCGACGGCCAGTTGGCTGGCCACGTTGATTGACGGCTGTTTCGATATACCGCGCTTTGTTAAGGCGGTCTTGTCGACACAACACCAATCGTCGTGATCAGTTATGCGGATCTCACACTCACTCTCAAGGTTTCTACCCCAAGCAGTTTGCGCCCACAAAGGAATAACGTGGAGCGCAGAGGTGGTAACAGTGGGTTTGGAACAAAACTTGTGCGGCACGGTACTCCACATGCCGGGATCTGACAAAGTGCTCCCTGGTCCTAATTTGAAATCTAGGGTTTTCGGGGGGCTGCCAACTAAATACGCAACATTTTTCTGAACCTCGGCAATCAAGCCGAAGAACATCGCGTCATCAAGGTCGAAAGGACCCTTGTTATTGATATAACGCGACAGTCTTGCATTCGTTTTGCAGCACTTTTCCTCCCCATCAAAGAAAGCGGCTCTCGCCGCCTGCTCGCGATCAACAGTCGTGTCCAGGTCCTTGCATTTACGCAGGAATCCGACGCACTGATTGTCGACTTTGAACAAATAGGGACTGCAGTAGTCACTCGGACGAACCTCCATACGGGCTAGTTCATCCCACTCACCATGCTTGGCTCTAAGGAAGCAGCCTAACGCAACTGGTGTGTCAGCGCCAATCCATATCGAATTGGCGACATGCAACAGATCGTTTATCATGTCCTAACTCCTAGGTAATTGTTTCTCCCCTGCCTACCCAGGCAGAAGAGTGAGGACCCTGCACAGGCTAACCAAGCTCTCGGACGATAAAACTCCGAGGCCGATCAGCCCTGCGTAGATCAACGCAGCAACTACGCGCGCCATCACGGTGTCAGTGTGACGACGGCCCCCTTTAGGTTGGGGCGTATCCATCTTTAATGCACTGTTTTATGAGTGCACTGGCCAGACAGTTGCAATACTGCGCAACCGCCTCGTTCAGGTCGATCTGCGGCATTCCTTGCGGAACAACGCAGGATCCAGAACCCTGGAACAGATTGACGATGGAAATGGAGCCATCAGACGCAACCGCCGTCTGGGGGTAAGCATAGGTATGGTCGATACGCCGCACCTTCCCATCAGCGTTGCTCCTCGAAGAGAGGGTCAACGTGGGGTTGTGTGCAGGCGCCGTTCCAACCGTCGTGCTTTTCCAGAGGGCTTTAGTGCGATCACCTGCACTTGCCACCTTTTTGGTGTAAACGATATTTGTCGTCTCGTCCGCTTTTTTGACCGTGAGGTCTGCCATATCAGGCATAATACTTACTCCTTAGTAAAGATTTCTCTCCCAGTTATACATGGACCGCGACATTTTGAAACGTCGAGGGGCCGGTACATTGGGGAGGTCTTTGAGGGTTGAAGTTAGGAGCGCAATTGCATTTGCTCCGCGTGCCGAATAAAAACCGGTAAAGCGTGACTGTAGTTTCGGTACCGACGGCAAAGATAACAGTCGGACTACATCCACCCGTCGATCATGACGCATGTAGTTATAGACCCAGTAATAACTCGGGTAGTACTGCAAAGAATCTACCCGATCATGGATACCATACCAAGTGCGAAACGAGTTTTCTAGGTTTAACCCCACAAAGTCAGTCAGACTTTGCAAGTAGTTACCTATGGGTAAAAACCAATCGACCACGAAGGAAAACGGAACTAACTCCCACGCAATCGACAACGGATTGGTTAAACCCAGCTCGTTGGCCTTCCATGCGTACCAGTTGGAAACCGACACCCTCATCTGTAATAGAAGACGAAGATGCCACGCGTACGATGTATCTGTACGGCCGGTACTCCATGTTGTAGCTGTAGCAGTGGCAAACTTGCCCTGTGCTTTACCACGTGCAACTATGTACGGGATAGGTTTCTGCAGTACGTCGATAGCACTGTAGATGTCTCCAATGAGGGGCTTCCAGCCATAAGAATATTCAAGCCAGACGCCCGCCATTGTTGACGCAACCTCACGAACCGTAGGCAGCCTTGTTGCTAGCTTCTTAGCCTCGATCGCCTTAAGTTCAGACGACTTCAGCTTCGACATTCGCAATTTAACCTTCAACGTTCTCCGAAACTCGTCAATATTGCCGCGTTTCAGAGCAGCAGCCGCTTTCGTCAGCGTCCGCACGTGTCGGATCACAGCTGTGTAAGCCTGCTTTCTTTCACCGAAGGTGGCCCCGAGTTGGGCCTGTGCTTCACTAACCTGCGCCTGAAGCCTTCGATAGGCTTTTAAGTAAATCAGGTCTTTTAGTGGCAGGATAGCTGGTTCATCTAACGTAGTGGTGGCCCAATTCCCGTAAGAAACTGAATCGGGATAGCCACTGGAAGACACACGTAGTCGTTTTGCCACTTGAAATGGCAGTGGCGACTGCGTGATTGGCTTCTGTCTATACCACATGCGGTCGGTTATTCCGACACCTGGTACATTGACATTACGATAGAAAGGTCCGGATGTAGCCATAGGAGAACTCCTTAGGTACATACGGTCGCCCTCAAGGGCAAACTAAAGTCGATTGATATAGGACTACCACTTGTGGTGGATACCTCATTCAGCCGGCCGTCGTTTGGACGTCCCTCTAAGGTACCAGATGGTACCAGTTAGTTAAGAGGACAATGTTTGGCAGAAATGCCAGACAACAAGAGCACCCCCCGAGTTCAACAACCTTCACCATGCAGATGCAGCGCCAACCTACATTTTTCAGTGTAGTCAGCGACTCAGCAAATGTTTAGGCTAGGTTGTGGGGCCC